CCGGGGTGATATGGCCAGTATTAAGCATAGTTCCTACAGGCATTTGAAGCTCCTAAATAAAGAAAGGGAAATTAAACTGTTAAAGTCCATCCCCAAGCCAACTATCCCAATCAAATTGCTCATTCTGTTTGCTTTGCGCTTGGTCCGCAGCTAGTTGCTTAGGTCCTTTACCAGCAATATCAGCGAGAAGTTCAGAAGCCATCTTTTGCAAGTCAGCTGCCGAAGCATCAGGGTATTTACTAGACATAGCGCGCGCAATAGCCCCAACAACCGGCTTAGCTGCAGGGTGATTAAACACCGGGTCAGCTGCCAGACCAGCATCAATATTGTGCATCTTGATTGCATTGGGGATTTTGCTTGCAAACTCTTCTTCTTTAGCTGCTAATGCGCGCTCAATTAGCTTAGAGCTGGCAGAAAGAGAATTAGCGAAAGACGCTTGTGCGACGGCGTTCATAGCTTCTGCAAATGCTTGCATGCTTTCATCGCCACCGCGCGAAATTGCCTGGAGTTGCTCAGGTTTGATAACTTTAGTGAAGTCCAACTTGCCAGCAGCTTCCATTAACTTACTTTGGTCAACTGCAAAAGAGGGAAGAACTTCGCCTTCAGCTTGTTGCGTAGGTTGCCACAAGTCCTTAAACTTGTCAAGAGTGGAAACTTCTTGGTTAGTAGCTTGGCTAGTTTCGCCGGTTGCTGCTTGGTTGTTTTGTTCTTGGCTAGGTTGCGACTGCGCAGCTGCTTGTTGAGTTTCAGCGGGCTTGTTAAGACCAAAGAAAGAAGCGAACGACATGATTAAGACTCCTGGGCGGGTTGGTTAGATACTACAGAAAGATGCGGCGGTACTGCGGACAATATTAAATCTAGCAAATCAGCTTGTCCTTTCTGATATGCTTCTTCTTGCAAAAACTTATGCGGCGCAGCAAAGTCATATTCCATTTGCAAGCGCAGATGGTTGGACTGTGAGAACAAGTTCTGCAACCACATTTGAGTCTCAGGACTAATGGACTCTACAGCAAACTTAAGTTCAGCCTCAGTCATTTGGAAAGAGGAGAACTTATTAAACTCTTGGCTGGGCATTTTTAAACTCCTGTCTCAGTTGCACCATTAGTACCAGCTGGTAGCGCCCCAGGTTGCTTAGGTGCTTTAGCTGCTTGTTCCGCTTGAAGTTGCTGCGAAGGTTGAGGTTGCTGCGGCGGCTGCTGACCAGCTTTAATAGCTTCTACAGCAACTTGTTGCCAACTAGCCAGTTGCTGCTCATATTGCATCTGGGCCGGCGACTTCTCAAACTTATCTAGGCCCTCTGCGCCGCGCATCTTCATAAGATACGAGAACATAGGAACCATGTTATAGCCTTGCTGAATAGCTGGAACAGCTGCTACTGTTTGAAGTGCAACATTAAATTCTTCAGCAGAAATAAGCTTATCAGCCGGCAACAAGCCATCAGACATTTTGAAGCCAACTGCTTTCTGGCGAATAGTAGCAGCGTCAATCTTAACTGACTTATCCTCAACAGCGTTATAAATTTCCTTATTCTGCTGATATTGGATAATGTTAAGTTTGAGCATTTCCTTAAGGGGTGTGAAGATTTGACTCTCAAGATAAATAGCCATAGCCTGGTTGCGGCCATTAGCATTGCCCATTACTGTATCGAACTCTCTTTGAGTCTTATTTCCCTTTTGGAACTGGCCTTGCTGTACCTTATTCTGGCCAGATGCAAAGAAGGAGAACTCCATAACTGCATTAACTTCTTGCGCAAATGTGGCGCTGGCAGAATCTTCGAACGGAATCTGGTATACCGCCGCACGAATATCTGAGTTATAAGAGGGTAAGGATACCGGAATTTTTGCAGTCGGCTCCGGCGAGTTAATATCGCTCTTCTTAATAAACTTGGGGTTATACAGCATGCGATCGCTGGTACGACGCCGCGCTGCTGCCAAACGAGAGTTCCACAAGCCGGATGCGAGTTGCTGATATGGAATAACATCCTCTGTAAACGACTTAGTTTGCAAGCCAAGTCCATCCTCAGTAGGCTGGCCTATTAGGATAGGGAAGAACTTATGCAAGTTAGTTTGGCGCTCTGCGAATATAACATGCTTACCATTCACAAGGATAAAATACCAAATTTGCACTTTACCCCTAGCCGGCACAGACATGTTAAAGTCAGCAGGCACAATACGCAAATAAAGGTGGGTTACAACATAAGCGCCAGAATAATTAACACCCCGCTTATTATCACGCCCGCCACTAAGCCAGGTATCCCAATTAAACTGCGAGTTAGAAATGTTAGTGGGTGCAGAAGTATTAACTTGCGGGATGTAATAAAGTTCATCTGCAAAGGAAGAGCCGAAAGCATCTGCAATGTTACTCTTGTATTCCAGGCCGGCTACGAACTCTTTAAGCTGTACACGAGTCATTACTTCGTTATAGCCTGCGAAATCGCCTTTCTTATGAACTTCAGCCGGCGCACAGCGAGTATCGAAGAAGGTATTATACATATCCAATCGCTGGACAGTGTTACCTTCCCAGATAAGTTCCTCTATTTCTGCATTGGGTGAGGTAGCGCTAGCAACTGGTGAATATATCTTTTCTTTATCCCAGGATACTTTAACGCCATGGATGTTATATTTAAGCCCATCGCGGAAGAACATATGCAAGTGGCGCACCCAGCCGCCGCGAATAGAGTTCTCTGTCATGATGGTATTATATTGCGTGGCTATATCAGCATTATCTGGTCCAGATACCACGCCGAAGATAGGATAGCCAGTAAGGAACACAGAAGTAAGATAAGTAACTGCCGACTCTACCTGAGGCTTAACGATAGGAATCTGCATATTTTGAATCTTAGTTACATCCCCACCTGCTGCAGCTAGCTTAGCTTTAACTGTATCATCAGTTAAATCCAGTTCGCGCTGGTAAGCAATGTCCATTCTTTCCATATACGAACGGAAGTCATATCGCTCATAAGTGCTATTTCGTAGCTCTTGGAAGTGAGCTACTACTGTTTCAGATAGCTGCTTAGATACTGTGAAAGGAATATCGCCTAGAGCCATGATCGGTCCTTAGTTAAAATGGGCAGTTTAATTCTGCTGGTATGATATCTGTAACATTATCGTTGGCGCGCCATGCTGATTCTTCATCTAAGATGTCATAAGTTATCATGTCGCCGTATTCTTCCATTGGCTTTTCAAGATAACCTATAATATCCAAGATGTCGTCATCGTTATCTTTCTTAAGCGGATTCCACATAGTATATTTATCTGCTACCTGTTGGCGCAAAGCTGGAACTATAGCGGTATCGCCAGAAACTAGTTTCTTAAATCCATCTTTAATTCTTGTATTCTTAGGTATGCCTCGAGTCTTAAGTTCCACATACTCTACGCCTACTATACCGTACTGCTCACAAACATAGTTAGCCCAGTATAAGAATGTATACTGATAAGCAACTGATTCTACACATACTAACCTACAACCTTCTTTCATGGCAAGTTGAAGGGTTTTCTTAACTGCATCTAAAGGAGAAAGCACTTCAGATATAAGTTCAGCTAGTACTGGTTTGCCATCATATACATATACTAGGCCAATAGCAGTATCATTAGCGCCCGGCTTATCAGTAGCTGGGTCAACTAAGATATACTTACCTTGCGGCGCAAAAGATAAGTTAATATCCCAGCCTTTAAGCTTAGTTATATCTAGCTTGTTAGCAACTGAAGCTGTCTCATCATTCATTACTTCAGCATAGAATATCTCAGGATGACCTGCTTCCTCATCAACTGCAAATTCTTCCATAAGCTGCTTGATCGGCTGCAACTCCTCCCAGATGCTTTCTCCATTCTCAAGGATAGCGCCTGTGATAAACTTAGTCCAGCTAGGAGAAGCTTTAAGTTTGCGCAAAATAGAATGCGGCGTAGGATACATATTAGCAACGAAGATATATAAGCAACCATGAGGTGACTTAGCTTTCATTGCCGTGCCTAGCATCCAGCGATATAGCGCATCGCTTTCAGTAGCGGAGTCAGCCTGCTCGCGAGTTTGCACATCTTCAAATACCATTACATCAGGGCGCTCGTTCTTAAGATTAAGGCCGCGCAAGGAGCCGCCAGCGCCTAGAGCTGCTAATATAATATTCCGGCCACGATAACCAAACTTCTTTAAATTAGCAGAATCCTTCTCAACGCCTAAGCGCCAATCGCCGAATGTTCTTTTAATGTTAATTTCATCCAGCATATCTATAACGTCGGCAAGGACATTTTCTGCTAAGGAAGAATTAGCCGCTGTTATGAGGATGAATTTCTTTTTTGTGAAAAGGATAACCCAGACTATGAAGATTTTAAGCAGGGTTGTTTTGCCGAAGCCACGAGGCAGGCCAAGTGCTAACTTAGAAAAATCGCGTGTTAGAATAGCATAGCTGGTTAGCCATTGCCACACAGCCAAGAAAACTGGCGGATAGGCATACTGGTAAATAAGAGGCATAACCATAGCAGCTAAGAAGTCAAGCGACTCCCTAGCGGCAGTTACTACTTCCTCTGTAGAATACGAGGCTTCAGATGGAACTAACGCAAGCTGCTCATCTTGATTCATTTTTTAGTTTAGCTGCGAGCTTAGTTAGGATAGCGTTAGTGAGAGAATCGTTGCCATTACAGGTCATCTGCACTGGCTCTTGTAGCCGGCTTTGCAAGGCGCGCTCTAAGTCGCGCTGCCGGACTTTCCGCTTTAACATTTCTATCATCTTGGGATCCATCCTTATTCTCCAAATTGGCGAGGTTACTTTGTGTATCTGCTAGGCTTTTTGCCTGTTGTAATAATGATTTTACATTCATGCTTGGCATTGTCAATAGAGATTGATCGTTAACACCGATAACTTGATTGGTCTGGTTAACTACGAAGTTATGAACTGCCTTCTGCGGCAGGGTAAGGTTGACAACTGTATTGTTAATAGTAAGGCTTTCTTGTGCAGTCGCCCCGCGCCGCTTTGCACTGTTAACAGTAGCTAGAGCTGCTAGGATTTCGCGCGGCTTCATAATATACTCGACCGAGTCTTTAAGTTTGTCAAGCAACTTATCTTCTATCTCATCCCACTTGTTATCCCGCTTAGTAGCTGCTTGCAAGTTTTGGATGCGCAGCTCAGATACCTTCTTAGCAAACTCATCGTCGGCTAGGAGCTGGGATATATAAGAAGGTTCGCAACCAACTGCTGTGGCTACTACTTCAGCAGATAGGCCGGAGCCAAGTAGTTGGATAACACGGTCTTGTTGGATCATCTTATTTTGCCTTAGTTATAGCGTCGCCAGAGTAACTGTAATGCAGCTGCTTTGCCCTATTTACATCTTCTGAGTTTTCTGGCAAGACTCTACGACGTTCAGCTGTATCCATGAATTGGCGATTAACTGTATTTCTAGCTTCTACTTCACCCATAAGGCGCTTATATAGCTGTAAAGGGGTTATTGAATTATAGGAAGCTATCTTATTAGTTACCTGCTTTTTAGCTATTTCTTTTGCTGGATGGCTTTCATCCAAAGAGTTATAATGTGTAACTGCTTTATCAATAGCTTTTTGTGCTTCTCTTTGCTCAGCTTCTAGTAAATCGATTGCTTTAGGGTTAGCATACTTAGAGCCTAGTTTAAATATGTTAGGGCTGCCGCCTCTAGCAAAGCCTTCAGTAGCTTGAACTGCGTGCTGAACTTCATGCAATATAACCTGCAGCAGGTCCTGTGAGTTAGAACCAGTAGCTTCTAGCTTTCTAGCCCTTCTAGCATACGAACCACTCTGTCTAGCCCCAGGCTTAATAGTAAAGCTAGTATCCATGCTATCTAATAAGCCCGGATAAGCCTTCTCAAACTCTGGATGCACTAGATTAAATCTATCTGTACCTGTTATTCTTTCTACTGTAGCTCCTAAATCGCTAATTTCCTGCCTAAGTTGCCCATCTGCGCCTTTAGATACGCCCAAAATAGCATTAACATCTTGTTCAGTCATACCAGCTGCTAGTGCTTTCTTAGCTTGGTCTGCCCTACCTGCATTCCATAATTTACTTTTAGGGCCTATGAATATACCAGCTACTCCTGCCCCGCCTGGAATAGCGTTGCCGGCTGCTTCCTCAATAGCTGCTTTAAACTGCTCCGGCTTAAGCTGCTCTTGTTTAACTGCTTTAGCTAAATCTTTGCTTTTCCAGTCTTCTTTGAAGTTGCTAACTTGATCCGCAACTCGGCCCGGAGCTGCTTTAAGATTTCTCTTAGCGCGCTCAGCCTCTTGCATTAGTAATTGCATAAAGTTAGCCATGTTTGTTCTCCTACCCTAGTCTTGCTGCTTAAGCTGGAAATGCGGGCCTTCTTTAAATCTAGTCCAGCGGCCAGCCCATTCTAAACCAAGATGCTCGCCTACTTCGCCTGCAAGCTGCCAAACACGATGGTTAATATCCCAATTAAGTTTACCATCAACAATGATAGCGATATCGAATGCCTCAGCAGCAGGCTTTCCAGTCTTAGCATCAAGTTTGTTATGTTTACTCTCACCCGGCTTTGCATTAGTAACCTTTTTACCTGGTAAGCTTCTTCCGATTGCGTATAAGGCTGCTTGTTCATCGTCATTCCTGTATGTGCAAGTTAAGATAACTGAAGCATGAAATGGCGCCAAAGCTACGTTAGCTGCATTGATGAACTTGCTAGCCAACGGCTGAAGCTGCTTGGATAAATCTTCTATTTTACGGGATGCCATTAGTTAGTTTCCTTACTTTGGCTAGAGTTAGAGCTAGAGCTGCTTAAAGCCGCTTGCTCGTGCCAATCAATGAGCGCGTTAAATCCGGCGATACATTCGGCGTGGCGGGAATAGTTAGTTGCGACGTTGGCGGCAATAAGAGCGGCTTCAATGGTTGCGGGCGAGTTAGTAGCGTTGTTGGCGGAGTTGGGCAAGTTACCACTAGAGGAGCTGGCTGCGGCGATGAGCACCCCGAGGCTAGCAGGGCAGTTACCACTAATACCGTTAGCGTAAGCGAGGTATTCAGTTTGCGTCTCATTTAACTTCCTTTGTGTGCTGGCCAATGAAGCTGCTAACTTATCGCCTTGTTTTCTAGCTGCTGAAACTAATAAGTCCGCCTGTGTTTGCGCTCTGGAACTAGCTGCTAACGCTTCAGTCCGCGCCGCCTCATATCCTTTGTTATATATAAAAGAGTAACCAGCATAGAGAGAAGCTGCTAAAGCTGCCGCGCCTAAAGCATACTTAGCAGCCGGGCTAGTTAGGATAGCAAGAACTGGCAGCATATTAGTTTGCCCGCGAGTCTAAGTAAGCTTTAAAGATATAGCCGCCTAACGCTACGATAGGCGCAGTGATAGCGCCAATAGCCAGGACGATGTTACCTTCGCTGATCTTGCTAGCTGTTAAAGCTGCGAACGCTAACTCAGTCATCTTGAAAGATACCCAATAAGTCATCCACATAGCAACTGCTAAAACTAGCCGCCGCACAACGCCCCTAGTATCAACCCAGTCCCAGAAAGCAGTAAGCCAGTTGTTAAATATTTTAGCCATAAGTTTTTGCGCCTTTAGAAACTAGAATTTAATAAAGCCTTTAGCGTTTAACCAGATAATTAGCGCCACCCACGCAACGCCAACTGACCAGACTACCTTAGTTAGAACTGCTTTACCTATAGATGTATATAAATCCTGGGTAACTTTAGCTATAGCTTTCTCGGCGGCGCGCTCGGCAATTTCTTCTAGCTGCTCGTCAGATAACTGGCTGAAGTTACGAACGCGCCTATCTGGCCCAGCATAAGTTGGTTGGCTATTATCCTGACTAGTTGTATGGCTTGGAGGCATATTAGTTGGCGCGGCAAGTCTATAATGAAGCTAGTATAAAGGAAGTTGCTAAGGATGCAAGGAGGGTGGATAAGCAGGGCTAGTGCAGCAAGGAGGCTAGCTGCTAGTAATCAGTGGGCTAACTAAAAGGTTAGTGATATAAAAGGTATTTTGGATAAGAAAAATTTAAGGGGTCTTATAGGATAATCCCAGGCAGACCCCCTAAAAAGGCCCATACCCCTCCACTTAGTTAGTTCATGGCTAGTGACTAGGCAGCTAGTCTTGTTGTCTAGTAGTATGGTTGCTGGGTAGCAGGAACATTAGTAGTTTAGTATATAGTTATATGCTTATATTCTAGGTAAAGAAAAAGCGCCAAGGTAGCAGGTAGCTACACAAGGCGCTTGAGGTTGGGTTAAGTTAGATTGCTAAAGCGCATCTACATCCATAGCGGGCACATCCATGAGAGCTTCTACCTTGGCAAGCAGCTTGCAAGTAGTTTCCGGGCTAGCATCTCTGGCTTCGCCTTTTACTTCATCGGCCCCGCTAACGCTAGTGCTAACACTAGCGCCAAGGAAAGCCACCAAGGAAAGGATTAACTCTAGATTGATCTGTTTCCATCCCGGGTTAGGACTAGCTGCCTTGCCAAGCAGTTCAACCAGCTTGTTAATCTTGCCTTGCAAGGTTGCATCGTCGGCATGACCGCGAGAAATCAGGAAAGCGCGGAAGTTACTATCATTCGCTTTCAGCCAACTTTCTAGCTCTTCCTTGGTTAGCTTGGCAGATTCAGGCATGATAGCTTGCAAGATGTCAACCAAAGAGTAGCTAACAGTCAAGCTAGTCTCTCCTGCTGTTCTGGCTTTAATAGCAGCCTGCTTGATAGCAGCTAAAGCCAGCCGTTGAACTTCAGTTTCTAAAGCAGCGGGTGAAATAGGATTTTGGTCCCAAAGTAGCTTTGGGATGCCAATAGCAAATTTGGCAAACTTCTGTTTGCCTTGTGGAGAAATGCGCATAACTTCATAGCTTGCGCTTTCAAAAGCCATATCAAAGCTAGCGAAAGGGATATTCATGGATTGTGTCATTTCAGTTTCTCCAGTTTAGCTGGGCAATATCGCCCGTTTCGGCAGTTCGTTATCAACTGCCGGATTCAAGTTTAGCTAACTTTTGCTAGTTTTCCTGCTTAAATTTTAGGCAATTCGTTATGAAATGTTTTTATGGCTTCATTAGTTTTTTCTATGCCTTTCCTTCCTGTTTTGTTGCAGCGCAGCATAGAAGTTATTTATCAAGTTATTAATTTCTTTTATGCCTTTTTCGCCGCTTGGTTGCCCAGGTTCTTATAAATTATGAACAGTTGGTTAGTTAAAGTTTTTATTCTTAATTTCTCTTTTTTCATTTTTCATTTATTGTTTCTTTCCTTTTTGCCCCTCGCCCTCCACCCCATTTTCGCCCTTTTTCCCACTTACTAACTCTCTCTCCTTATTTAGCTATCTCTCTAACTCTCTTATCTTCTTTATCTCTCCTACTAACCCCCTATATGTTAATTTTTTATATTTTAAAGTGGGGGTTCAAAATCATACATCAATGAGCAAGAAGAACTAGTAAGAGGTTTATAAGGTTATAAGGCTAGTTAGCAGGCATAAATGCCCCAGTAACAGGCAAAACGGGTCAAAATGGGTGGGTGAGGGCATATCCACTCAAGTTGAGATGAAGAATGAAAAATGATAATATGCTTATCTTAACATTTTATTCACAACTTAAGAAAGGAATTACCATGCCTGCTTGTCTTCATGCTAACCCAAAAGATATAGGTCAACATAGAATGACCCAAGAAGAACAAAGAAGCGCAGTTGCCATTATGTATAAATTAACGCCTATTATAAAGCTTATGGGTAAACAGCCAAGGATAGAGTTTATCAAGATAAGCGAGACTCTAGCTGCCTTTAAGCAAGGACTCATAAGCGAGACTGAAGTTATATATGAGTTTATTAACCTAGGACTTAGCGACATTAAGAGTAAGGATAAGCTGCTTGAACTAATAAGCCTAGATGAAAAGACAACTAAGGTAAATGATTGGTGGGCTGTCATTAGAAGCTGGGCTAAGGTTCCAGTTCTTAATCATTTTATACTAAGTAAGAACCAAGAAGATACAGACAAGCTGCAAGAAGCCGCGTTAACTGCTTGGCTAGGATTGAACCAAAAGCAAGAAGAACAAGCAGAAGCAAAGCAGGATAAGATATTCAACAAAGCTTGCAAGGATGCTAAAGAGAAAGGCAAATGGCTAGACTTAGAAGAACAAGAAGCGTTAGGCTGGACAGAAGAGCAGCAGGCAGAGTTTATGGATGCTTATATGGCTTATTCAAAAAGAACAGAAGCATTTAAACTAGCTGACAAGGATGAATCAGCACAAGAAGGAAGGCCAATCTTTGATTTTGATATGCTTTAAGCAGCTTAAGAGCTATCTATCAAAAACTTCAAAAAGGCGCTTGACAATTTTTCGCCCGTGACCTATAATTGGGGTTGAAGTGGCGAAGCTATGCTTGTTTCGCTAGTAACCAAGCAATTAACCAAGCAAGGAACCTATCATGAGCAACTTAGCAACTCAAAGCAAAGCACTAGCCTTGCTGGCTAAGATTAAAGCAGAAAGAGCAGCAAAGGAAGCAGCTTCTCAAGTTACAAGCGAAGCAGCTAGTTCAGCTCCAACACAAGCTCCAAGCGTTAACACAAGCGGGCAAACTAACTTATCACAAGCTGAAAAAGCAGCATTGCAGGATATAAAAGATAGGCTTGAAGCCGAAGCGGGCAAACCAGCTAGCCCCGTAGCAGCTTTGTTAAATGCTATTAAAGAGGAGCAAGAAGCTAACCAAGCTAATCAAGCAACCAAGCAAGCTACTAGCCTTGCCGCGAAAACTGACTTATTAACTCTTAACGAAAAGCAGAAAGAGTTTATTGCATTAGCATCGGACTTTACCCTAGCCAGTCCTAAGCGCATAATCTTAACTGGCGCGGCTGGAACTGGTAAGACTACTGCTGTTAAAGGTTTAATCCAGCAATATAAAGTTATGAACCAACTTGGAGGCTTTCCTGTCCTTGAAGAAAGCACTAAATATCTTAGAAGCGGCGAACTTGGCCTAGCTTGTGTAGCTTATACTAACAAGGCAGTAGCTAATGTTAAGCGCCTAATGGATAAGGATATTAAGCCCCATTGTATAACTATTCATAAGCTGCTTCAGTTTCAACCAGTCTTTTATGAAGTATGGGACTCCTCTAGCCATTCCTTTAAAAAGACTATGCGCTTCGAACCTACTTATAACGCAGATAACAAGCTGCCTAAAAGCCTTAAAGTAGTCATCATTGATGAAGCTTCAATGGTAAACACCGCAGGTGAAGGCCCGGAAGGATTTAAAGAGAATGAATTTACTGGCCGGCAAGAACCTATAGCTTTATTTGAAATGCTAACGGCCGCGCTGCATTACAGCACTAAAATCATATTCATTGGCGACATTCAACAATTGCCCCCTGTCTTTGGTGACTCCATCCTAGGTCATTCCTTGCTTAAGGTTCCTACGGTAGAGTTAACAGAAGTATATCGCCAAGCATTAGACTCGCCAATTATCCAGCTAGCTTGGCATATACTTAAAGGCGAAGCCTTCTTATTTCCTAGCCTTATGAAAGTAGACCCTAACGATCCAAGCGGTAAAAGAAAGGTAAATCCTGCTTTCAAAAGGTTTGAAGAACAGGCCAAGGGTAAGGTATCCTTGGTTCCTTGGCAGCGCAAGTTATCTGCCGATGCTGCACTTCAACAAGCTAGCAACTTCCTCATTAACCTAGCAGAAAATGGCGGGTATTTTCCGGATGAAGATGCTATCCTTATACCCTTCAACGTCAACTTCGGCCAAGTAGAGCTTAATAAGCACCTCGCTAATCGCTTCGGCAGGAAAAGAAACGCGCTAGTATATGAAGTTATATCAGGCATAAATAAGCGTTACCTTGCCGTCGGCGATAAGGTCTTGTTTAATAAAGAAGAGTTTAAGATTACCGAAATTAACCGGAATGCTCAATACTTAGGGCAAGAACCGCAAGCGCCTTCAGCTAACTTAGACCGCTGGGGCGCATATCAAGGCACTAATGAAGAGCATCACTTAGATGAAATGGCCGGCGCAAGGAATTATTCAGAAGCAGACATAGATGCTTACTTGGAAGCAGCCGCAGGAGCAACTAGCGAAGAACGCTTCAACCATGCTAGCCATACTATTACCATCCAAAACATGGCAGATGAAGGCATCATAGAAACGCTTGGGACAGCCGGCCAAGTTAATAACTTGGACCTTGGCTATGCTATGACAGTTCATAAGAGCCAAGGTTCTGAGTATCGCAAAGTATTCATCCTCTTCCATCATACTCACGCAGTTATGCTTTTCCGGGAACTTCTTTATACCGCAGTAACCCGCGCAAGGGAAGAACTGGTTATCATATGCGAGCCAGACTCCCTGCAAAAGTGTATCTCTAACCCGCGCATAAAGGGGAATACTATCGAAGAAAAGGCAGCCTTCTTTAACAAGCGCATTGAGCGCAAAGCAGCAACAAAAGCAGCACTTTCAGGAAATCTAACTTTTTAATCTTACTCTTTAATATCCCACTTTTAGTTCCTATGCAGCAAGTTGTTAAGTAACAAGCATAGGAACTAAAGGGGTGATATTGCCCTAGCTAGCTTGAAAGGTGACTAACCATGAAACAAATATGCCCATTAAGCGGTATAACTTGGGAAGCAGAAGGATTTGCTACCGGACATAAGATGCTTGCATTAAAGCATCCTATATTCTCTTTGCCTGTAAGTAGCTTATATGCGCGCCTTAATGCAGATTGGTATGCGGGCCGGCTTAGCCAAGTAGAAAAGAAGCTTCTTTTCCTTGCTATCTTCAACACAAGCGGCCATGTAACTTTTAACCATCCTGCCGACCCAGCGCCGGCTACAGTTGAAACGCACATAGCGGCCCTTGCAAAGAGCGTAAGCTGGTTACTTTCAATCAAACACCCAGGACTTGCTGCGCCGCATTTTAATATCAATCGGGAAACTCATAAGCTAGAAAATATGTCTGCTTTGCTTCAAGCGTGGACAGAAGCAAGGACTGCTTTCGAGTCGGGTATGCGCGCCCAGAACTTGTTAGCTACTAAGAATAGGTTAGAAATGTTGCTTGAAGCTAGGATTAAGCGGGTCGAGGTGGGCATAGTAGCAGAGTCAGCTAGTTATTTAGCCATGTTAGCCAATTGGGCAGAAATAGCACTTAACTTTCCAAACTTCTCTACTATCCATCCTAGAACTTTTCAAAGCGTAAAGCTGAATGACTATTGGAAAGAACTAATAGCATGTCCAGATTCAGAGGTATATTCTTATCCGTTAGCCGACTGGAAAGAACTGGACGACCACATAATTGATAACTTAGATGACACAGATTCATCTTTTGCCTTCACTCTTATGCGCCGTGTTAAGAAAGTTATATATAAACAAAGCGATGATATAGGACTAGTCATAGTTAAATCACAGCCTAGCGGTCAAGATAAGCCTAGTTATATACTTGAACCAAACGCTAGTGATAAGGCAACTATGGCAGCTATTGCAGCTAAAGCGCCAAGCAGCGAGCCTATAGCTTCATCATATACTAGCAAGGTTGAATTCCTTAGAGCTAAGATAGCTTGGAACATGGCAAAGTGCCTAGGGCTGGCTAACATACATCCTAGCAACAATGCAAGTATAACTGTCGAAGCACCTGAAGTTAAAGCGGAGGACTTGTAAAATGCCTGCCACCTATAACTATCCAGTTCCTAGTAAAGAGCAAGTAACTTTAGCTACGGAGCTAGGGAACTTAGTTCCTTTTGCAGCGCACAAAAACCAAGGCTTCATAACTAGCCTATGCGATTGTGTTCTTAAGAGCAACAAAGCACTTAGTGAGAAGCAGCTTTATTGGGCTAAGAAGTATCATCAAGAGCTTTCAGTTATTAAAGAGACAGGCAAAGCAGCTAGTTCGCAAGCAGCTAGTTCACAAACGGCAATACAAGCAGCAACCTTAGCTATGACTTTTCCTAAGCTAGCAGCCTTATTCGCTACTGCGCTAGATAAAGGATTAGCTTATCCCAAGATAACTTATGACTTGCCAACTTGCCGGCTGGTATTAGCTTATTCGCCTTCTTATGCTAGCATAGCTATTCGAGTTGGTAACAGGAGCATTGGCGCGCTGGCTCTTAACGGGGCTATGAGCAAGAACTACCCTATCAAGGATGCTAAGATTTTAGCTTGCCTAGTTGAGATAGAGAAAGACCCGGTTAAGGCAGCTAAACTTTCTGGCAAACAAACTAACCATTGCTGTTTCTGTTCGCGGGAACTAACGGATGCAAGATCGGTTATCCATGGATACGGACCTATTTGCGCCGAGCATTGGAACTTACCTTGGGATGACTTAACTAAGGAGCAGATGACTAGCGTTATAGTGGAGGAGCAACTATGATAGCAGCTATAGCAGAGAAGCTAGCCGCGCTAAAAGCTAAGCAAGCATTCCTTAATGAGCTTCAAAAGGAGCCAATCCCGCTAGCAGTTATATTAACTTTATTTGAGCGCAGCTCTTGGCAAACTATGCAGGCTGATAACTGGGCTGGTTTCAAGGCTTTAGTTAAAACTTTTGGCCCGGTTGAGATTCCTTCTTATCCTAAGCAGAACTTTCCTTTCATCTTTTGCAACTGGGAAATAAGTAAGATAGCTGAGATAGTTGGAACCAGCGTGCATGAAGTGGGCTTAACTATGTTATATAATAAATACCCATCACTAGCTAGTCAAGTTATAAAAGAAGCCGAGGGAGGGGTTGACAAACAAAGCGGGATGTGAGACACTGGTTACTCGTCGGAAAGCGGCGCTGACAAGTAGTTAACAAGCCAAAGCACCTTAGCCGCAAGTCTTACTTTTAACTTTACTTTCTTATTTATTTGGAGATACAAATGAACGATCAAAACCAAGCAGTTGCACAAGCCAGCCAAGAAGATGCCACCGTTGTTATGCAAGAAGTTACCCTTAACTTCCGCAAAGATGCTCTTGGTTTCAAGCGCCCGCCTATTGCTTTCAAAGTTCCGCGCCCTAGCATTGAAGGACTTGTTAACATCATTGAAAAAGGCGGCGCTGAACTGGAACTGGTATTCGATTCTATCTTGGCTACGCAGCAAGCTCAACTGCGCGCACTGGTTAATGAACTGATCGAAGCCGGCGCAAATGTTACTGCCGACGCCATTGATATTGCCAAGTTGTCTTGGGAATACCTGGCTTCCATGCCGGCCAAGGAACGTGCTTCTTCTGTCCCTACCAAGGAAATGTTTGACCTGTTCGTTGCCGACTACGTTGCCGTTATGCCTGAAGCTACTGGTAAGCCGGTCGAGAAAGTTAAGCTGGCTGCTAAAATCTTCTCCGGCAAGTTGGCCGCCGTTAAGACCAATAAAGCAATGCTGGCTATTCTGCAAGGTCAGTTGGACATCTGGTTTGAAAAGACCGAGAAGGCAGAAGATTTGCAAGAAGTTTATTCCTACTTGGCTGGCAAGATGGTTGATTTGCTGGCGGCTGAAGATAACCTCACCGCTGATGCCCTGTAAACAAGCAGCTAGTCTAGTTAGTTAGCTTTGCCTTAAGTTAGCCCCGCCCTAAAAAGCGGGGTTTTTTCTTTAAGTATAAGAACCGTTTAAAAGAGGTTAATATGAACTCCCGGTTAAACCACTTAGTTATAGCAGTTATCCTAATGGTGGTTCTTTCCTTTATCCTTGGCTTAATAAGTGGCTGGATGGTATGGGAAGATAACAACGTAACTCCAGTACAAAAGCCGGATTGCGAACTTAGGAAAGGTTATTATACAGTAGTATCCTTCGATAAAGCAGGCTACGTTTCTTGCGGCCTTACTAAGAAACTATACCACTCCTTAATTAAGCCTCAAGAAACTCAAGAGTAAGAAAAGAAAGGAACTAAGATGAAACAGTCTGGATACTATCATTCGTTGCCGCCAGCTTCTTACAAGTTTACAGAAAATAAAAAGGTTCAAAAATTTTTTAATAAGAAATGGCTACATGTATGGGCAATTAATAAGTCCTTCATTGCCTCTTACCATTATCTTGATGACCGTCTTAAAGTATGGCGCTTTATGGGAGCAGCTTAAATGGCAAGCAGAAAAGGTAAAGGTCGCTATGCCCGCTATTGGCAAGCTATCAAAGGTAACATCAACGAGCCGCTTATTATGGAAGTTATGACGGAAGATGCAGCTGTTATTAAGAAACTCATTAGCCGGGAAAAGGAAAAGGACGTAGGTTGGCAGCTTGCTTGCCAAGAGTTTAAGAATGATCTTTGGCAGCTTCGTTGCGAGCAAGTTATCTTGGATAAGGAAAGAACGCAGCTTACTTTCTTCCTCAAGCGTCGACCTCTTAGTATTTAACATCTTAACTTTAACAGGATAAAAAAATCATGGACAACCTTTCAAGCTCCAGCCCGCATGAAGAATGCAAGAATAAGATTCTTTCCTTGCAAGAAGTTATGCTTAACGAAACTCCTAAGCTGCCAGTCGTGCTTGGGGAGATTAAGAGAATCTTGCTGAAGAATCCTGAAGTTGCAACACTACTAACTGAAGAAGAAATTGGCAAGTTAGTTGCCGGCCTTTCAATGCGCGCCAATGAGAAGTTAGCAGAGGCGGTTGTTAAGTCAACAAGAAGCAAGAGTGTTAAAAATGCAACTGTTGACGATCTTTAAAATAATAGCAGCAATAGGAACTCTTTGGCAAGCCGGGCAAGATAGCCAGCTAACTAGCCAAGAAGAACTCGCCAAAATAGAAGCAAAGGAACCAAGCTATGAAAACAGCATTAACGAAACGCCTCAGCTATTCATCTATCCTGACCTTTCACAAGTGTCCGAGGAAGTTTTACTTAGAGCGCCATCAGCCGAGTAAGGATGAAAAGAGTATTCACCTTGCTTACGGCTCAAGCATGGGCGTAGGTATGCAGGAAGTTATGAAGGGTTCTTCCTTTGAGAATGTTATCTTTGCTGCTTTCCTTGCTTGGGACTTGGATTTGGAAGAAGAAGATACCAAAGGTAAGAAGTCTTTCTGGGATGCCATCCACGCAATCACTATGTTTGCTAGCGAGTTCTGGCCTAGTATGCAGCGAAGCGGCTGGCAGCTTTTACATTTAAATGACAAGGCTACGGACGAGTTCGGATTTAAAATCAACTTGTCGGATGACTTTTACTTGCTTGGCTACTTGGATGGAATACTATTTAATAAAAACAACAACGAAGTAAGAGTTATTGAAACCAAGACCACCAAATATACTAGCGTGCATGAAGCACTTTACAGTAACTCTTGGCAAGGCATTGGCTATTCCATTGTACTGGACGAACTCGTTGCTTCTGGTAAACTGGAATCCTTTTCGTCTTTGGAAGTTCTTTACTTAGTTCTTAAATCCTCTTCCAAAGAGTTCGAGTTGTTCCCGTTTAAGAAGCCCCCTAGTGTTAAAGCCAGCTGGTTATATAATATGCACCGCGAAGTCCAAGCTATTAAGACTTGCGAAAATGAAGATTACTGGCCTAAGTATGGCGAGAGTTGCTGGGACTACGCTAGCTTCAAGCCTTGTCAGTTCTACGGCGTATGCGATATGCATCCTAAGCATCTGTTCCTTAAGGATGAAGAAGCGTTTAATGAAGCTGCGTTAGAGAAAGAAAAAGAAGCGAACGAGAAGTGCTTTGTTATGAACATGGAAGATATTGTTTCTAGGAGATTATCATGAAATTTCGTTACTTGCTTATCATGTTATTTGATGAAGTTGTGGTTGGCACCAATGATGAAGCTATTGTCCAAGAATGGAAAGATGAATTCGAGAACGACACAGCTACTATTATTGACTTAGCTGCCATGCAGTTCCAAGACATTGACACTACTGAATGGACGCCGGTTGAGGAGCACAAGCAATGAAACTATCTAATGTTCCTTTGGATGACATTCAACATGTTCTAGTCTATGGTGCGCCCAAGACTGGTAAGACTGAGATTGTAGGCAAGTTAGCCGAGACGCATAACCTTATTTGGTTTGATTGCGAGAACGGCTTTAAGACCCTGCAAAAGATGCCTACTGAATGGCAAGAGAGGGTTGACCTTATCAAGCTGCCTGATACTAAGAACTGGCCTATTGCTATTGAATCCCTGCTTAAAGTGTTTGGCCAGTCCGGCGCAGTTAAAGTCTGTGAAGCGCACGGCAAAGCAAGTTGCCCGCGTTGCACCAAGGATGCTTTGCCTATGTCAGTCATTGATGTGGGCGCCTTGACTAGCAAGGATATTATAGTTATTGATACCCTTAGCCAGACGGCTATCTCAGTTATGAACTCTATAACTCGTAACGAGCCGGATGATTACAAGCCTAGCTGGGATGACTATCGCCGCCAAGGCGCTATCATGGACAAGCTGCTTACTAATATCCAACAAGCGCCTTGCAACGTAGTATGTATTAGTCATGAAGTAGATGTAAGCAAAGATGAAAAGATTATTAAGTTGTCTGGCATGGCAGGCACTACTAACTTCTCGCGCAACACTGGCAAGTTCTTTGACCATGTTGTATATTGTGAAATTAAGAACCGCGCACACGCCTTTGGTTCCGGCACTACTTATAACAGCCTAGCTTTAACTGGCTCCCGCTTGGATGTTGCTATGGAAAAGATGGGCGAGCCTTCTCTTGCTCCTATCTTTGACGGCGGCTGGAAAGCAGCTATTTTAGAAGGGAATAAGAAAGAAACTACTTCTATACTTGACAAGATTAAGGCAGGAAAGAAATGACAGTTTTACGCTACGTTCCTGATTACTCCTCTGTTACAGCCGGGCTGCAAGAACAGGTAGTTCAACTGGAATTCTATCTTAGGCATCGCAAGTTAGCTAAAGCTAGAGAGCTAGTTGAACGCATTCAAGGTCAGCTTAATATCGTTATCTTATCCACATATGAAATTGAAAATGAAGAAAGGAGAGTTCAGGAAATTAGAGAGCTATATAAAGCTATACAAACGCGCTAACTGAGTTAAACTTAATTAGTTATTTATTTTTTATTTATATTTCGGAGAATTACCATGAGCGATACGACTTTTAATCTTAATGACCTACTTGCTGGCGATCTGGATGCGTTGCCGGATGTTCCTGCTTTTGTTACTTGGCCGGCTGGCGCATATCGTTGCACCTGCACTGGACAGATGGCAGAAATTAACGATCAGCCTGTTTATAAAGTTGATTATACTCTCAAAGAGGTGCTTGCTTTGAGCGATGATACTGCCGTTAGCCCGCTGCCGGGTAGCACCAATGGTGAAGCCTTCTTCTTGTCCAAGGAAATTGGCGTTGGCAAGTTGAAAGAATTCTTGCTGCCGTTCGCCAAGAAGTTCGGCGTTACCAAGGTTGACGAACTCATGTCCATGATTATCAACATTGAAGTTGATGTTGTTAATAAGCCGCGCAAGGACAAGAACGACAAGGAAAAGATCTACTTCTCTAGCGTTGCAATTGAAGTGGTTTAAGCTAGCTAGTTAGCTAATATTAGTCCTAGGCATGACTATAAACTGCCTACCTTGGGACTGTAGCTTAAGCGGTAAAAGCCTTCGCCTCATAAGCGAAAGATAGTCGGTTCAAATCCGACCAGTCCCACCACCTTAACTTGCCAAGAAAGAGAAACTAAAATGAACGTAGTCTTTTACTTAAACCTTGCAGACAAACCATATTTGTTCCGTCTGAAAGACTTAACTAAGAGAACTAATGTTTGGCTGGCCCAGACTTTTTCTGTTCTGCTTGAAGCTAAAATTAAGGCAACTAATCATGATGCTAAGTGGGTAGTTACCACAAGACATGATATGCTAGCAGCTCTTTGCAAAGAAGAAGGTTATGATAGTAGAAAAGAAATAAGCTTATGGGATTATGTAGGCTCTATCTTTCATTATAAGGGTATTAACTTCCTTATATTGCCGCCACTAGATTCTTTAATTAAAGACCCGGCCGGTGAATTTATCTTTAAGCGCGCTTATTCTAAGATAACAGAGCCTAAAGCGTGGTTTCCCCAAACTGCTTTTAACTTCCAGCTGGCCACGCCGGCCACATTACCAGCTTTATATGAAAACTTTAAATCCTGCTTTGCTATAGCTATAGATATTGAAACTATACCAGAGCACAAGCTTATGAAGGAAGTGGGATATACTGGTATATTCTGGAACGAGACAAGCAAGTCATTCACTACTACTTCCTTTACCATTGAAGTAACTACGCCTTTCATGCTGGCTTGGGTTAGAAAGTTTAACCTTCTCCCAGCCCCAAAGATAGGCCAGAATTTCAAATATGACTTAGCGTATCTTCTGCGCTATGATGCGCTCCCAGTTAACTACCTATGGGACACGCTCACCTTATTCCACTGTTACTATGCAGAGTTGCCTAAAGACTTGGGCTTCCAAAGCGCCTTCTTTATCCGGGACTTTAAATTCTGGAAACACATGTCTAGCTCTAGCGATACAGAAACTAAGCTGCTATATAACGGTTATGATACATGGGCCACTGCTAACGTATGGCTAGCAGCTATATGGGAAATGCCGGACTGGGCTAAAGAAAACTATCTCATGGAATTTCCAGTTATAGCGCCGGCTTTCTTTTGCGAGAGCCTAGGTATTAAGGCTGACGTAGAGCAGCTTAGAATAGTGAAGGCGCGCAAAGAAGTTACACTTGAGCGCGAATTAGCTCGTATAAAACTTATGACTAGTTCTGGCTTTAATCCTAATTCGCCGGCACAAGTTAAGAAGTTACTTAAAATCCTAGGCCACGATGTAGACACTTCAGATGCTAAAATGCTGGAAAAGATTTCATATCTTGATCCGCTAGCAGGTGTTATCATCGAGGCTATCCTTGCTTATAAAGAAGCTAGCAAAGCAGTAAGCACTTATCTTAAAGAGGAGAAGTTATTTAATGGAAGAATCCTATATTCCATTAACCCTCATGGCGCGGAAACTGGAAGAAACGCTAGCAAGTCTCATCACTTAGGATGCGATGGCGCGCCAGTTGGTTTAAATATCCAGAACATCACACGCAGCGATGACGACGTAGAGGAAGAAGATAATGAAAACATTAAAAGTTATATGGTTGCAGATGAAGATTTTGTATTTGGCGAGGCAGATTATGCACAAGCTGAAAGCCGTGATACTGGTTTCTTATCTGGTGATACTGTGCTCATTGATGCTGTTACTGGGCCCCGTGATTTTCATGGCGTCAACGCTTCTGCATTTTTTGGCAAGCCCTATGAAGAAATTATCAAGACCACAATCAACGAAGATGGCACTTCCACGCACAAGACGATAGATAAACCGCTTCGCCAGCTAGCTAAGCCAGTTAACCACGGCGCTAATTATAATATGGGCGAAGCAGTTCTTATCAAGACTATGGGACTTAAAAAGATACATGGCGCGGCAAAGTTGCTTAACTTGCCAGCCGGCATGACTGCCTTTAAGATTGCAGAGCATTTGCTTGCTGCATTCGAAACAACTTATAAGGTTGTCAAAGGGCCTTGGTATAAGAAAGTTATAGCTAATGTTATGAATACCAAGAAGCTGGTTTCGCCTGTAGTCGGTAAGCACCGCTGGACTCGCTACTGCTTTAAGCGCCCAATAAGCAAAGAAGGTAGAATTAATAAGCCGGCCCTTAACTCTTATGTAGCTCACCCGCCACAGAATTTAAATGCAATGACGCTTAATCTAGCTTTCAAAAATGTATTTTATGAAGTGCAATTGAATCCTAAGTTCGAAGATAACTTCCGCATGAACGCGCAAATCCACGACTCTATCTTATTTCAATACCGCGAAGGCCATGAGTATTTAAGAGAAGAAGTTAAAAAGCATATGGAGTTTCCGGTAGAAGTAGTAGATACATTTGGTACCAAGCGCACACTGGTAGTCCCAGTGGATATTAAAGGCGGGCATAAGCGTTGGGGTTAAATTTTCATGGACTTTTTCGATAGGTATTTTGCCTACGTAGATAACACAGAACCGCCAAAGATATTTCATCTTTGGTCTTTGCTTGCTGGTATATCAGCTATGGCCGGCAGGAATATTAAGTTTGTTAATGGGCCACTAGTAACACATGCTAACTTGTATGTTATGCTAATAGGCCACCCAGGCACAAGAAAAAGTACCAGCATCAAAATGGTCAAGCGAGTTATGAAGGCAGCCGGCTATAGAACTTTTGCAGCTGATAGAAGCACTAAGCAGAAATTCTTGCTTGATTTAGAAGCTGGCTTTGACTTTGATGCCGGCGCAGAAGGAGCAGGAACAAACGGTAAGAAAGCAGACTTTACTGAAGCTGATATAAGTGAGTTGCTTAAAGGCGAGCTAGCTAAGTTGGGCAGCGAAACTAGTAACCTTCCTAGCCGGCTTGGCCCTCATGAAGTATTTGTAGCAGCCGATGAATTTAATGACTTTTTTGGCTTGGGTAATGTAGAGTTTGCATCGTTGTTAGGCGTGCTATGGGATATAGATGATATATATTCAGACCGGCTAAAGAATTCCAAATCAGTCCACATCACTGAGCCAACTGTTTCCATCCTAGGCGGCAATACTTTTGAAGGCTTTAAGTTAGCCTTTCCTCCTGAGCTACTTGGCCAAGGATTCATGAGCCGCCTAGTTCTAGTTCATGGCGAGCCAAGTGGCAAGAAGATAACTTTCTTGGATAAAGAGGATGAAGCAGAAAAGGAAACACTAGCTAACTTCATGCGCGCTATCCGAGGTCATTCGGTTGGAGCAGTTAGCTTGGAAGGGCCAGCAGCAGATACACTTCATAGCATATATCAAGGTTGGAAAGACTTAGATGATTCGCGGTTCCGTTATTACTCAACGCGGCGCTTCCAACAACTTATAAAGATATGCTTAGTCCTAGTTATGAGCCGGTTAGGAAACAGCTTGGATAAAGAAATAGTTCTGCTAGCTAATACTTTGCTAACATATACAGAGCTATCTATGCCTAAGGCGCTAGGCGAATACGGTAAAAGTAAGACTAGCGAGGCGGCCCATAAAATTATGGACATTCTGGACCACGCTACTGCGCCAGTTGGCTTCAAAGATATATGGTCGCAGTTAATTAACGATATGGAAAAGCAGCCAGACCTAGTTAATTTACTAGCTGGCCTAGCTGAGGCAGGGAAGATTCAACGAGTGGGCCAAGGCTTCTTACCTAAGAGAAAGTCCGTGCTTCACAACTTGGACCTTAGTTATGTCGACTTTAAGTTGATGGATAAGTTTGGATTAGCTGCTCCTTTTTAACTTTCAACGGTCGGCCCAATTAACTAACTTCGAAAGGAGCAAAGTTGATGCAGGGATGCCGGGCCGGCCACCTTTAGTAGTAGTCCTTAACGCTAGGAGAAATAAGATGAACATTAAACCATTAGTTATTTACCACGCACATTGCGCTGATGGCTTTGGCGCGGCCTTCGCAGCTTGGCTTAAGTTTGGCGATGAAGCTGAGTATGTTCCTTTTAAATATAACGAGGGCATTAACCAAGATAAAGTTCTTGGCAGGAAAGTTTATATTCTTGACTTCTCTTTTCCTAAAGACTTGATGGAGTGTATCTTTGAGGACGCTAAGAAAGTTGTCTGGCTGGATCATCACAAGACTGCGTTTGAAATGTGGTGTAAAACTGAGCGTGATCTATACATGTCGGGAGCCGGACAAAAAGACCTTATTATTCTGGATAATTCGGCGTCAGGTGCAATGCTTGCTTGGCAGCATTTTCACCCAGAAAAAGAAATCCCCCTGCTCATCAAACACATTGATGACTATGACCGCTGGCAGTTTAAGTTCAAAGGAACTAAGGAATTTAACAAGGCGCTTTGGAGTTATGCACCTTGGAGCTTTGAGCAGTGGGACGCCGCCTTTATCAGGCCTGACTACCGTCGTAATATAGATGTAGTTAGCACGTACGACCTTGAAACTTACATAGCTGAAGGCGCAGCTATCCTTCGCGCACATGATGCTAATGTACAAGCTGTTGTTAAAGGGGCCGGTAAGTCGTGTAATATCGTTAAATATAATAAGGTTGGTGATTGTTGTTTTTCTGTCTACGGACTCGCTGCCAACTGCCCGCCGCACCTATCTTCTGACGTAGGCCATCAACTAGCTAATTTATCTGGAACTTATGGCTTGCTTTGGAGCATTAACAAAGAAGGTAAATGTGTCTGTTCTTTGCGTTCCAACGGAGACTACGACGTTTCTGCTATAGCTAAAGTCTTTGGAGGCGGCGGCCATAAGAATGCAGCTGGCTTTGAGGTCGATATTAAAACTTTACTGGGGTGGATAGAATAATGCAAGCACAAAACCAACCTAAACAAAACAAATGGCTAACTATCGGTATAACGCCGCCACATATATTTAATGAACACGCAGCCAATAACCAGAAAAGGCTAGATGGCTGGGCAGCAGCTAAGGAAAATAAGCGAGATTATGTAGCTTTCTGTAAATGGGCAGTTAAAAATTACCCTGAAGGTTTTACATATTTTGACATTATCCTAACTAAAGGTAAGAATACTGTATATTGGGGCCAGTATATATTTGAACTTAAGAATTTAAAATTAGGCTTGATTAAATTACTAGGTTCTAAAGCCACTGGAAACAAGAACGGTAGATGTTCAATTTATCAAGTAGTACCGAGCATGATTAAAGAGTTGGAAGTTGAGCTTAAGTTCAAACCACTAAACACTTTAAAAGGGATACATCATGAGCATGCATGAAATATGTAAAAGTTGTTTTAGGAATGTAACTGAATGGAAACAACCTTGTCAGTATGAAATGACTTGTAATCCTAGCGATGGAGCCAGTATGTATATAGCTCAAGCTGATATAGATGCAGTTGATACGCAGTCGCAGGATTTACAAGTAGCTGTAGATAAGGTGGAAAGCCGGAAAGAGATTTCAGGTTCCACTGCTCATTATTATGAGATACCTGTTTGCACTTATCAATTACAGGACCTTATTTCTTATCTTAACTGTAATGCGCAGCTAGGGGAGATTGGCCGGGCCTGGATGCGCTATGGCAAATGCCCGCATTCTAGCAAGAAGCGGGACTTGGAAAAGATTATCTTTTATGCACAAGCTGAATTAGAAAGGCTGGTGAAATATGAGTCATGAAAACGAAGCCGGAACTAGAACATGGGTGCAAGGTGGCCTAAGAGTTAACCTTATGGCCGAAAGCTTTATCCAGATGATGATTGAGATAGAGCAGAATCATCCGCAGCTTTGGGAAGTTGTTAAATGTAAGCCTGATATTATTGATATTCTTGCAGAGACTGGTACTTACTTGGGGCTTGCTATGGAAGGCAACTATTCCATTAGCAAGACATGCGAGGACTTTTGTATGATGTTGAAAAGAAAGGGCAGCATTCTGGTGTTGCCTGATTCTGGCATTATTCATTAAGCTGTTAGGCTAGTCAGCTTTAAAACTAGCTACTTTGTATTTAATCTTTAGGAGAAATGAAATGACAAACGATGCTATTGAACAAGAAATCCAGGAAAAAGGTTTGACGGCCACGCGCGTTACGCCGGCAGATATCGAGGCGAACATTGCAAGCGAGCACTACTTCACAGGCGCAGACGGGCGTTATGGTGCTATCATCAACGAGACGTACGTTGGGACCGAGCTGCCGAGAGACGATGACGGCGACCTTGATCCCCTCGAACTGCTTACTTTCTGCGTCTTGGTGTTGCGCAACGGCTTTACCGTCACCGGTGAAAGTGCTTGCGCCAGCCAGGAGAACTTCGACGCTGAACTAGGTCGCAAAATTGCTAGACAGAACGCAGTAAGCAAGATGTGGCCGCTGATGGGATACGCCCTTAAAGATAGGCTATCAGCTAGTTAACTTTCTACTCGGCAGGAACTTCTTGGTTATCTTGCAAGTTTTGATAATCCGGAAGTTCCTCACCCCCCATAATCTCCTGCATTCTGCGCCCATAGGGAGTGTTAATTTTGCCCATGAGCTTGTTAACTACACTCTCCTCACTTCCCTTGGTTAGCGCAACCATCCAGCGATTGAAGCCTTGTTGAGTGCCGCCAAACTTGGCATAGTTAGCAGCAAGTGCCTCAGCTTCATCATCGCTAATTTCATCCCCAGCAAGCAGCTTCAGCTTAACAGCCCGGCCCAAGTTTTCCCTTAAAGCTTTATCATGTGCTTGATACATGAGCATACGATAGTTAGCTTCGAGCGCAACAGCTTCATCCATAGGCTTGGCACCGACTGCGCGTAAGGCAGTTTCCCAAGAAAGAATATCTAAGTTCTTAGCAACTAAGGTGCCTTTACTGGTAGTAGTTTCGCCGGCCATAGAAGCAGCTAGTCCGGCAAGCGGCCTATTAACACCGTTATGCTCTATAGCAAATAAGGCACTCTCGACAGCGCCGGCCCCGTTACCTAGATTCTTAAAGAAGTTAATACCGTTATTTATGACTGCTGCCGAAGCTGTAACGATAGGGGCATTCCAAGGCATCGGCACTACAGTAAGGTTCCTAGGAGTAATATCACCGCGAGTAAATAAGCTAGAATCAGAGAGCCAAGAAGCAGAGCCATAAAGCATAAACTGAGGGACAGTTGAGAACAAATCTTCATGCTCAGGATTTCCTTTCGCAGTTCCAACTAAGTAATCATTTATGATATGGAAGCCTGGCAGACCTTGCAGGCCAAAGATACTGCTTTGCAAGCCAAACAACATAGCTGCTGATTTCTTATCCCCATTCTGGAAGTGCCGGAACACATTTTGCATCAAGTTAAATTGGTAAGTTTGGAACAAGCCAATTGCTTGGCCGACCGGCCCTTGGAACAAAACTGGCCGCTGCGAGGCTACATAGATACCATTCACCCGATTAACAAACGTGTTCATGTAAGCCAAGCTAGTCTTAGCATCCAAGCCTGCAGCTTGCGTAAGCTGATCCATTACGTTGGCAGAAATGAAGCGGTTAAAATCTTCTGCCCAGTTAGAGCCAGTTAATTTGGCGCCCTTCTCCACTATGGAATTAGTTATCTCCATAAGCTTCTTGGGAGTCTCATAACCTGTGATAGCGATTTCATCAAGCAAGTTATGATACAAGTCAGCTGGGTCACGAATGAATCCAGCATCCCTATATTTCTGCATGAGCGCGGCTTTGTTGGCGCCGAAGAAATTCTTAGTAGCGTTCATAACTAGCTTAGTAGCAGTGGGCAAGCGATTCTGGCCGCCAGGCACTGCATAAGATAGCTGGTCTCCAAGCTTGCCAATAAGGGCCGGATCTTGGATGTGCTTCATTATGGAACGTAACTCCGGCCCCATAAGAACGGGCATAGAGATTGTGTTGATGATAGAGTTAGCAGCGTCCAAGCGCAGGGCAAGTGTTGCCAGCACAGAGTTAGCAGTAGTAACAAATTTAGTTAAGACCTGCCGGCCTGTTGCAGTCTGTTGGAACTGAGCGAACTGCGTCTCAGCGCCCATAATGGAGCTAGCCATATTCTCATATACCCGGCCCAGGCCTGCCTGCTCTGCCATATCGTTAGCTTGTGTGAAGCTTATCTTATTTTCAGCTGCTAAGTTAAAAGCTTCTTTAGTCTTACGGAAAGCGGACGAGAAGAAAGCATCTGCCTTTTCAGCTGAGTCTGCCCACAAGCGATGCTCATTAAGGCGCGACATATCCAAGGCAGTTTTAATATAAGACCGGAATGGATCATCAACAGTTGCTTCAAAGCCCTTAGCAGTGCGACGCATAAGAGACAAAGCGTTCTGCGTGTGAGCATCGCCAAGAGTTCTAAGTTCCTCAAATTGGCGCGCATATTTAAGTTCCAAGAAATTATTCTTGTTCCTTACAAAGCTCTTGCGATAGTATTCAAGCTGGCGCTCAATGAGTTCCTTACCGTTAAGCTTAGGGTAGTATTCGGCCAGTACACCAACCCGCTTAAGATAAGCATTGGTTGTGTTATCATTCATAGCCAAGGAGTAGTCGTAGTCGCCTTTAGCTTGGTGAAAGCGCTCTGCATCCCCTTTGCGAACTATCTCATATCGGCTAGTATCAATCCTAGCTAGGTTGCGCTCGAACTGATCCAAGCTATCGCCGAATACCGCGCCCACTTTAGATGAATCGCTAGCGCCAAAGATACCTTGCTTGTCAATGACAAAAGCAAAGTGCTGGAAGCGGCTAGTATCGGCCGGCGCAAAATATAAGTTACTAGGATCAATGCGCTTGCTTATACCCTGGGAAGCATAAAAAAGGTTAACCTGGCCCGCAATGCGACTAGTTATTTCAAAATGAGCTTCAGCTTGAGCAGCAACAGCAGGGTTGTTAAAGGATATAAAAGCTCTTTTCTCGCCAGCAGCTGCGGCAGGATTAAGAATAAAAGAATCAGGCAGGGCAGTCTTACCATCCGCTAGCATCTTGCGCGCCTGGTTAAAGAAGTCATCAGCAGACGCAACTTTAGCAGAAAGCGCATCGGCTAGCGGGCCGTATGCTGCGCCAATGGTTCTACCGGTAGCATCTTTAACTAGCTTGAAGTTTTCGCCGGCACTTTGGATAGCGTGGGCGAACAAGCCATACTCAGTAGCAGCTGCTTGGTTTGTTATAATCTCTTGTGAGTTGCCAGCCATGATTCTAGCCGTAGCTTCATCCAGCAAGTCCTTAGCAAACTTACGACCAGCCGCGCCAATCTGCTGGACTTGGCTAGCGATGCTTCCATAATTACCTTCAGCGGCAGTAACAAATCCTGCGCCGGCCCCCTCTACACTGGAAGCAGAGTTCCGAAGATGATTAAGCTCAATCGGGGAGAGAAGATCATTAGCTTTGCCAAAGAAAGTAGCAGCAGCAACTTGATTAGTTTCCTCAATGAGTTTAATACGTCCCTGTACTTGGGCCATTCCACGAATAGCCATGCCAGCAGGATCAAGTTGAGTTTGACCAATCTTATAAGTAGCCTTCGCATAGCGCGGTTTCTCCAGGAAAGCCATCCAGTTAGGATCATTCCAATATTTGGACAAATTGCCCCAGGAGAAGTCCAGGCTTTCGATAGCTTTCTTAGGTACATTAAGGATATGAGCAATCTCGTCCATATCCCGGCCAGAGGCTATCATAGTATCTGCAACGTTAGCAGCAGCCTTTTCAATCTCATCTTCCAAGTTAGGCGGCAATGCAATTTTATCGTTAGCAAAAGCACCTTGCCTATGAGCTTTAACCATGAAAGGGATATCTTCAGGAGAGATTATATCTCCGTCTTGCAGGCCGCGCTTTTCCGCTAATGCCCAGCGCGCTTGTAAACTAGCAACATCAAAGTCAGCAGGAACTTGGCCAGAACCAAAAGCAGCTTCGTAAGAAACATCATCCATCTTGGCAATAGTAGTGCCGTCGCTAGCAACAAGTGTGTTTTTACCATTAGCCAGCCGCGCCTCGCTCATTTGGAACAAGTCGCTTATGGTAGCAACTGCTTCATCTGCATGCGCGCCAGAATATAGATCAACAACAATAGAGCCAGTAAGTCCTTCAGGAATGATACCAGTCTCTTTACGCTTGATACTTTCCTTGATACCTAGCTTCTGATTCTCGCCGGGCCTAGGAACGCGCCGCAAAGTAGAAGTATTAGGATTAACATGCGCTGCCATTTTCGGGTCAATAACAATATCATATCCGCGCTTGTAACCATCAGCTATATCCTTAACGCCGTCCAAGCCAACATAGCCAAAGGTAGGACTCTGGCCCGGATTAAGAGTATAAGCTAAGTCAGCTCTAGCCACGTCAATAGGGCCAGAGGACATAATATCAGAGAACTGCTTAGGCGGGTTGGCCGGGTCAACATGGCGATTAAGATAAAATACTTCCGGCTTAACGCGGTCACCAGGAGTAACTCGCTCAATGCGAACTAAGTTACCAAAGAAGTCATAAGCATCTTCTCTTGCGGCGCCATTCTTTCTGCCAGCAATGATTGTATCCAGCAAGCCTTTGCCCAAGCCGGCATCCCCGCCGGCCATGTCATTAGCCAGCTTTTGCGCAGTCTGCATAAGATTGCGGCTGGTTTCAGCTTTGACGTTAGCTTGAAGAGTAGCATAAGCAGAAGCGTATTTAACTTCAGGGAGCTCATCAACAGCATTGAGCAGGCTAACAATGCGATCACCATCAATATAGTTACCGGCACCAAGGTTGCCAGTAGGTTCGAAGGGCCGGACCTCGCTTTCTCTAGTTTTAACTGCTTTCTTAAGGATACCAGAGTTACGGAAGTAGTCTATACCTGCGCCAATGCCAGTACCCAGACCAATACCGATAACTGAATTCCAAGCCATGTCGCTAGTATCCATATTATCGAAGATTGAAGATTGGTTAAATGCCGCAAGAATAGCCCCTTCAGCCGCAATACTTTGAACAAGGTTATCCTTAAGGCCCATAACGCCCGCCCTTGTTTTAGCTGCTGAAACTGTAGCGTTAACGCCGTGTTGGGAATATTTGATTTCTTCCAGCGCATTCTTAATTACATCATCACGCTTGGAAGCCATAAGTCCAGTTACACGAGTGCCAGCCGCGCCCCATTTTCCTGCTTGCAAACCTTTAGTTACTTTAACAGCGAGTCCACCAGGAACGAAAGCGCCAATAAGGAAACCCAAAGTATCAATGCCTTGCTGGTGGTCATTGTAATAAGCAGCCATATCATCATCATAAGACCGCAGCTTATCAGCAATGTCAACTTCTTCATAGTCGTAGCCTAGCGTCTTTGAGCCAACCCAATTAATGGAATTGTAAGCAGAAATGGCCGCGCTGCCAATAGTAGCTCGCGCGCCATGCCACAAGCTTTCACCAAAGCCATAGTTAGAACCAGACGCTTCGTGATATTCAGAGTAAGATACAAAGGGAGAAGGCATTTTAATTCCTTATTTCTTGGGCTTAGCAGGTACCTTACCAAAACTTTGCTGCTGTATAGGATCAATTGCGCGCAATTCGTTACCCAAATCAGTGCCCATGATACGCTGCATACCAGTCATATTAGTGTAAGAATTAGAACCAATATTAATAAGCATCTGCACATCGCTAGGTTTAGTCAAATCAAAGAAGCGCTTTTTCATGCTTTCAGGTAGCTTATCATTAGCAGCTTCAAGCATCTCTTTAGGTGCAATCTTATAGCCGCCTTCCTTGCCAAAAGATTGTGGTGCCGGCAAGCCATACTTATTTAAGAAATAACCTTCGGAGATAAAGTTATTAGCAGTAGTAGCGATTGTGGTAATGTCTTTAACCAGCTGGGCACGCAAGTTACCATTAGTTTTAATTGCTGGGTCTTTAAGTGCAAAGCCAATGATTTGTTTGAATGAGTAACGAGCAGTATCAGGAGCCGCAGCTACATAAGTCTTAAATAACTTGGTGTTTGCGATAGCGGAAATCTGGCGCATTTCGCCAACATACGGCAGGCGATAAAGAGAAGAAAGATCAGCATCGCCAGTCAGCTCAGCTTTAGCAGCTTGAAGGATAGCTTGGTTATAAAAGTCTGCTTCCTGTTGCGGTGTCTTAACTTCAGGTGGCTTAACTATACTGTTCATCTTCTCACGAATCCAATGAGCTGGCCGCGTGTTTTGGAAAATAGAGTCAGGCGTAGAATTAGCTTCAATAGAGTTAAGCGCAGAGTAAGGACCTTGTGGGCCAGATGCACCTTTAGCTGCAAAGTAGGCTTCTTGAAGCGGCTTGTTATTAAGGATGCCATCGTTGGGCATAGCCATGACTTGCTCTTTCTTGGAGCCTAGATCATTAACTGCAAAGTTCCGCATATCGGCAATGAGGGCCTTCTTATCTGCACTTTCGTCGCTAAGCTTACCAAGCTGCAAGCGCAACATTTCCAACTGCAGCTTGTCCTTCTCAGAATCCCGCTCTCTTTCCTGCGCATCCTTAATAGTCGCAGCTGCTTTCCACATAACGCTTTGTTCTTGCTCGTTAGCTTGCAACACAGCAGACAAGGCGCGAATATGAGAGCCGCTAGTTTCCATCTTGGCTTTCTGCAAGTCAGCCATAGCAAGCGTGGCAAGCTCCTGCTTAGCAGCCAGCATTTCACTATCAGTCTTAGCTAGCTTAGCCGCAGTAATACTTTGCACATTCTCCTGCGCAAGGTTATGCATCTGGCTCAGCTGGCCAGCCAATTGATTAGCAACGCCGACAGTCCTGGTAAGAGCTTCTTTTTCAGAATCAATCTTATATTGATTCATAAACCACTGGATAGGATTATCTGCAAAACCAACGGAATCAAGCTGCTGGATGTTCTGTTGGTGAGCCAGCGCAGTATCTTGTTGCTGCTGCAAAGCTGCTGTCATGCGCGCCAGTCTGTCATTGCTAGGATTATTCATATCAATACCGATTTGCTGGTAACGCTGCGCAACTAACTTTTCTTGGGCTAACTTACTCTGCTGCTCGGCATTCATAACAGCTTGCTTGCTAGCACCAATAGTAGCCATAGCATCAATCAATGCTTGGCCGCCGCTTTCAATATTGCCAGCCTCTTGCAGTATCTTAGCACGAATGGGGGCATTTTTTTCATCGCCAGCGGTAATATGCTCGATGATGCGTTGCACAGTCATGGGACCGGCAGTTATTTCATCGCCCTGCACCACTTCAGAAATATCAAAAAGCTGAGTCATGTTAATTTCCTTCCTTACTATTTGCAATAGTCTCGGCAAACTCGCTCATCTCACGATAAATTGTAAGAGCTGCGTAGTTATTGCCAGCTTCAATCTGTTTAACTGCCGGAACAATGTAGCGATGGTAGAAGTAATTGTAAATTTCTTGATTATCCTTGCGGGCAGAAAGCTTAGCAACTACTTTGGGTGCAACATCATAGTAATTTTGGATTAGTTCCTTGCCGGCCGGAGTGGCTTTCATGAACTCATCACGATACTTACGTAGTGTTTCCAGTTCATAAGCGTCGTCCGGCCCGCCAGTAGCTTTAGTTACAGCGGTTGTAATATAGCAATCCTCTATACCAAACCAGTCATCTAGGATACCATTTTTAGTAAAACCAGAAAGAAGTGCAAGCGGGGCGCCTACCACTGGTATCATGGATAATGCAGCTGTAGCGCCTATATCACCTACACCTTGTAAGTAATCACCTTCCATAAAATTACCCAAACCTGCAAGAAGAGGAATACCTGTAGCACCGAAGCCAGGTATATTAACAGAAGGTGTAAAGAAGTCTGATATACCAGAAGCAGCAGAGCCTATCTCGCTACCAAGATTAACTAAACCTTCACCTACAATAGGAATGCCGCCGACAAATTCAGACAAGCCGTTTGTTAGACTTCCTAATATATCTAGGCCGCTGCCAGCACCGCCTGTTATATTAGCAACTGAGTCTGCAGTTCCACCTAGCTGCTGTATACCAGCCGAGCTAGTTAATAAGTCATCTAAGCCTGCAGAGAAGTCAGCTACGCCAGTAAAGCCCTCTGATATATTAGAAAATCCATCTAAAGAAGATAAAGCTTCGCCAGTTCCAGCGGCCTTAGCAAAAGACGAAGCAGCAGGGGCAGCGCCTCCAGCAATACTAGAACTAAGGATAGAATCTAATTGACCGGCCATGTTAGCATTAGAATTCATAACTGAAGAAGCTTGAGCTGCGCCGTTTAAGCCTTGGGAAGCAGCATTTGCGCTATTTGCCACTTCCCCTACTTTTTTTGTTGCGCCCATCATATCAACCGCTTGTTTAGTTCCGTCGGGCTGCATATATTTATAAAGTGCATAAGCAGCGGCAGGCATAGATAAGCCGCCTAAGGCTGCGGGCATGTTCTGAGTAGCAGTAAGTTGACCCATTTGGCTATTCATCCCGCCGGCAAGTTGTGCAGCATTTAGCTGATTAGCCTGTCCTTTTAAATTAGCATCCATCATAACCTGTATAGCCTGCTCTGTAGCTTTGGCCATAGCATCATTGCGCATAAAGTCTAAGGAACTAGAATTATACATACCTGCTTGATTCTGTAGAGCTTTATTAGGCGCAAAAGACCTTGATGCTTGACCCATAACACTTTGCAACAGGGCATCCATATTACCTTGGCTTGTTAAATTATTCTGTGCTTGCGGAATAAGGGAAGCCATAAGTTGATCGAAGTTATTATTTACTTTAGGAGTTACTGAATTAATAGTCTTTTTATCAGTAAATAATGAAGTTAGCAATGAAGCTAATTGCGTTGCAGAGTCGCCGCCAATCGCCATGATAATTATCCTTGAAAAAAGTTAAGGAAAATATAATTTGGTAATACACCGTAACCAACAGGTTGAATAATACCCTCTGCCGGAGCTGCTAGTGCTAGCGCGCCAGGAGTGGAAGATAACCAATATTTAGTTCCTACTGAAACGCCAGCTACGCCAAGTAAACCTGAACCTACTATAATTTCTGCAAATTCGCCACTTAGTACGCCGCCAGCTGTATTGCAATAGCCTATAGCTCTAGCTGCGCCAATAGCAGTTCCGCCAATAGCTGCTTTAGCTACAACTACACCAGCTATACCAACCAACTGAACTAAAGTTCCAAACGGTAAAGGCCCATCGGCTGCTACATAAAGGCGATTAAGATTCTGAGGCTGGAGTGTACCAGCAGGAACAGTAGAAAGGCGCGCATACTCAGTTACGGGTGGAGATACAACCCCGCAAGAGTAGACGAAGTTGTTATATATAGCATTAAAAGCTACATAGATAGGTTCCAGCAAATCAGCCAACTTAGGGTCTGAGTTCTCTGGAACCTTTGGAACGGGGAAGTTAAAATAGCTAGAAGCCACTTTTATCTCTGCGCTTTGGGTACAAGTTCAAGTAGAACTGAGGATAGATCAAAAGCACCTTGTATGCAAATAGAGTGGTTTAATCCAGTAACCCTCGCATTGTATCGAACCTTCTTCCCTAGTTGAATAGCTGGCAAAGTAATATCCCGATTTATTTCTTCGCCTGTTAAGGAAGTCAGCACTGTACAAGAGGTTGCAGCTGCATTAGCTACAGTGGCTTCAACTCTTGTAAGCTCTACCATAGCTTCACGCGCCAACTGGAACGGACCAAGTATAAGAGTACCATTAGCAGGATAATCCGCAGAATCAAGCAGCAGCTTCATTGAACCGTCTTTAGCTACAAAGCAAATAACATTAATACCTTCAGTTATAATGCCGCCTTCCCCTAACGAAGAAACTAAAGTATCATCAAAAGCGGATACTAAATCAAACTCAAAACCAGATACAAGAAGGAAAGAAATTATAGCATCAAAGGGCCAAGTTATTACAAAGGAGTGATCAACTTTAACTTTACCTTGCCGGCCCAAATTTGAAAAATCAATAAGCGCATAGTCATACTGCTCTGCATCTTGGCTCTTATAAGAAAGCACTGTAGCGGAGCCATCAACAACTGTGAACATTACATCCGTGTTATCTAGATTATATTCAACTAATCTATTATTTTCAAATCTTTCAACTTTCTTGGATGAAAGGAAGGTATAGAAATCTTGAAAGGAGCCAATTGCTTGTGCCTTAGTTACTTTATAAATAGCTGAACCGGACTTAACAATATGATCCGTGCTTACGCCGTAAGATACATCATTCTGGTCTGATATGCCCACCAAGTAAGGAATAGACTTGAAGATGAAAGGAAAGCGAAAGTCATTAGATGCTTGAGCGTATACGCAGTTGAGATCGCCATAAACTATAAAGCCGTTCTGGGTAGCTTTACAGTATTTAATTTCACCTAGCAAATCTACAATTTTGGTTCCGCCGGCACCAGTTACATCTGAAGGAACAAAGTCAGTCGGGTCTTCCAACGCTGACCAGAATATAGAATTCTTAGACCAGGCCATTAGGTAGCCAGAAGCTGCAAAGATGCCAACCGCGCTAGAACTTAATCCGGTAAACACAGGAGTAAAAGTACCTAAAACGCTTTGCTCTCTAATAGTTAGTCCAGTAGAAATGTTAAACGCTGTAAATACTTTACCCTTAATAGCAGCCAGTGTGGGTTTGAGTCCATTCAAACCAGGAGTAAAAGTTTCTGTCGTAGGAGGAAAGTAAGCAAGCTCACCGCTACTTATATAGATATTATAATGATAGTGTCTACCAGTAGTTGGGCTATAAGCTAGCAAGTGGATAAAAGAAAAGGCGTAAGTATCTGATTCAGCCACAGAGGCTACAAGTACTACTTCCTTATCCCCTCCTAGGGCTTCAAACATCTGTGCCAACGCTACAGATTTATAACCGCTAGTAGTAGGAACTATATTCTCGCCAAATAGAAGAGAAGGCACAGTTGTGTCGTTACCTTCATCCTTTGGATTCTGGTCAATATGGCGAGAGAAGTTAATATCATGCTTGCCCACCAATACTGGCTGGCGCACATGGCGGGACAGCAACGGCATAACAGTTGCTGCTAGGGTAGCTGAAGCGACAATTTTAGCCATTGCTGTTCCTAAATTTTTAATTTTTAACGTTGATGCCCAGCCATCCAGAAGAACTCTTTGGTGGCGCTAACTACTGCACCGCCATTCCCTGTATAAGCCTTAGTTCTAATAGAAAAACCAGTATTAGTGATGGTATGGATTTCAGCTGTGGTTATAGAAGTAGTAGTATTGGCTATGATAGTAGCTATAACCACTGGCTGCGTGCCTGTAGGATAAGGCCGCGCAAAAGTAATTGTAGCTGTGCCATCAGAGGCGCTGGCATTATAACCAGATTGAATACCGCCAAAGTCTAAAACAGTTTTATTATTAGCTGCAAAAGCTATAGTAGGTGTAAAGCCTGAGCCGCTTAACTCGCTAACTGAGCTGCCTATGGCTATGCTGCTTGTTTCTTGGATATTGTATGTCTTAGCATTCATAAATGTAGCATTAGCTACTTTATAAGTGCCGCCTGACACGTAAATATCATTTATCGAATTTGGATTGTTTATAAAATGGCAGTTCTCTACTGTATTTCTACCATCGTTAAATACAAAAGATGCACGACCTTTATTATCTTCGCACCAGCAGTTTTGAGCAATAATACCTGCTACGTTAGTGAGAGATGCATTTGTGCTATCCAAGTTAGTAGCATATATACCGCCAGTGGATGAATTAGCGGTTGTACCGTTATTTTCTATTTCGCAAGAATCTAAAACACACAAAGAGCCGTGCTCTAAATATAAGCCCCAAGAAGTATTATTTACAAGTTGGCAGCCATTAAGTAACGTCTCATTTGGCGTAGAGTTTAAACCTGCAACCCAAGTAAGCTTCATGCCTATTTGAGCAGAGTCAAACATACAGTTATAAAATTGCGCCGCAACTGCGCCTACTAACTCAAATGTAGTTGCACCAGAATAGAAGATGCAATCTTTAAAAGAGCTTCTTGCCAAATCATAAACTTTTACTGTGGAAGCAGTAGTACTATTAAGGCCGTGGAAAGTAATACCTTCTACAGTAATGTTAGCCTGGAAGATAGTTGAAGTAGCGCCTATAGTTACAACAGGTGTAGAGGAGGTAGTATATTTTTTGATTACAGTTTTATTTCTGCCTTCACCAAAGATTGAGAAATGATTAGCATAGCTAGAATTATTTAGTGTTAAGCCAGTTACTAAATAAGTGCCCGCCGGCACAAGCATATTCTTACCTGTAGCAAAGCAATCATTAATACAGTTTTGGATGGCAGTCGTGTCGTTAGCTATACCATTACCAAGTGCGCCATAGTCTAAAACTGATAACAAGTTACCTATAGTTCCACTTCCACCGCCTACTCCAGTTGGTGTAGCTGCATAAGGAATATAACGCAAATTACCATTAACATTAATCTTAACAGCACCAGAAGAAGCATCTACCTCACTAAGAGCCGTATCACCTGCTTCTAGTTTTAATATGTGCGCTTGACTTGCTATTACGCCAAAAGGAACAGAACCGCGAATCTTAGTATTATCTGTATCTAAGTAAGCACCAGTTAAGGTTGGAACCATGCTGGGCCAGGCAGTAACAGGGCAACCCATATAGAAACGGCCGCCGCTAGACATAGTGAATGCAGCTTTATTTGCATCCATTGCCATCGAGGTAGCATCAAAACCTACTTTAAAGTTATTTGCTACTTGAAAACCTATATCAGAATATGAGGTGCCATTTGATTGTGCCCGAACACCAACCCATACATTATTATAACTTGCTACTGTATTATCTCTATAAAGACCATACACTGCACCAAAAGCAGTAGTATTATCTTGACCATTACTATAGAGTTGAAACTCCTGCCCATATAAATTTGTCTTAGCAGTGTTAGCATACACTTCACCACCACAAACAGTACCGCTAGGGGCGCCAGTCCAATTACCACTAATACCGGCCATATTAGAGTGGCCATTAACAGATACTGTAGCAAAGAAACCGTTTACATCGCCCATTGCATTATGTTCTACTCTAGCCCTATAAGCAGCCGACATAGTGCGTCCGCCAGTATCTGTAGATAGGTTCTGTTGATAGCCGGCATAGGTTTTATAAGCTACTGTATTTGCATCCAGTTCTCCTAAATGCAAATAAGTTGTGGGTGTACCTGTATAATCTGTTGCGCCGCGCTGTACACGCAGCACATTTTGATACGCATTATGAGGGTAAGTAGCTACAGGCGATTGGGCATCATAATAAGAAATATTACTGCCTACAGCTGGCTGATCTACATAATAAGGCGCAGATAAAGAGCCACCTCCGCCTGAATTAGTAATCCATTCAGGCACGCCGGTAGCGGATACAGCTAACACTTTACCAGTAGAGCCTATAGGCAGTCTAGCTAAATTATTAACTGCATCGGAATAAAGAATATCGCCTTTAGTATAAGTATATTGGCCTGTTCCGCCGTAAATTTCATCAATAGCAGTGCCTTGATACTCGCATCCGCCCTGTAATTTCTTATTATTCAAGTACTGTAAAGTATTAGTATCTACAAGGCCAACTGTTGATTTGCCTGAGTCGCCTATAAGTTTACCGGTAACACCGTCAAATACAGCTATATTACCGTTTCCAGCACCTATAGGGCCAGATACGTCACCGATACCAGCGCCGCTGGGTGTAGACCAAGTTGCATCAGAACCAACTTTTGTAAGTACTTGGCCAGAAATAGCCGAAGATACTTGCGTTAAATTATTAATAGCACCTTGTGCAGAATTGGAGCTAGTCCCGCCTTCTGCTATATCCCTAGTTTGCAAGTTTTTAGATTTAAGTGCCCTAATCTCAGCAGCCAAACAGTATGCATAGCTGTTACCGTCAGGTTTAAGAGGATTAGAAAGTGCAACATCAGAACAAGAAGGGGTAGCCATGATATGTCCTTAAATACTATTCAGGAGAATGGGGTACTTTATTAAGCTCTGAAAGCCAAGCTTTTTCGCAGTGATTTGGATCAACCTTATCTAGCATCTTACAAAGCCATTTGCAGCGTTTTTTATCAGATGTATGGCAGCGGCTAGAAATAGTTTCTCTCTTACCGCCAAGCCATTTATCATTAACTTCTATATCGAGCCAAATAAGAAAACGCCAAAAATAATTAAGCATTTAATTAATTCCTTTACTTAGGTTATTTCGCGGCTACAACCCTAGCGTAGCCCGTTGATCGCGTCCCCACTGCCTTACTGTCTCGACATATATGCTGAACGCTGACGACGGTCAGCGGGCGGATGGTTATTGCGTTTAGTGGTGGCCATGCGCTGGGTTGTGCATGGCGCCGGGCTTGGGAGAGTTAATACGTTGTCACATCCCCGCCACGCTGACCGCTCCCCCGGTGGTTTCGGGTATAAACCGCCGCTCCACCGGAGCCAGCATAAACGCCTATTTCCGCACCAATATCGCGGCAGGAGTCTAACCACATTTTTGCAGCACCAGACCACACGCCAAACCCTGCATAAGTTATGCCGCCACCTGTCGGCACATCGCCTGCGGATGACCCCGCTACATCGCCGACGCTCCAAATACTGGTGCCATCACCGATGTGTCCCGACCCAGTTCCATTGTTACCTGTCCAATCGCAACCAATTGATACCCCAGTAATGCCATCATGCGTAGTGAATCCATTATTGGATTGCGAAGGGCTTATCCCGTTGTAGTTTGCCTTGCAATTAACCATTAATGCGGTTGGTTTCACAGCGGATTCACTGTGAAAATTAAATCCATCCTTACTTGCCGCATGCGATTCGCAATTAAACGCGGCAAATAAACCACAGCCCCGTACTTGCACGTTATCCGAAATCGTTGTACCACCGTTATATGTGTTACTCATGGCAGAAAATAAAAACGTACAGTCATCAGCAATGATTTTGTTCGTTGATCCGCCAAGTATTTGCAGGCCACCCGAATTTCCGCCGATAAAATCAACTCCGCGTATCAACAAATCCGCGTTTGACTGCCATTTGAAATTGATAGCGCCGACGATGACCTTGCAATTGTCGAGTGTTGCCACCTCATCCCCATGAGGATGAACCCATACGCTAGCCCCATCGGTGAACCATGTCCCCGCGGTGGCATCTACTGCAGCGGCATCTGCCGCCCAAACGTACTCCGTAGGCAATCCTCTATTATCAAGTTTCGCAGTATTTACAACTCTCAGTGAATTTGAACGGGCTGCGGTGAATGATTTTGTAAGTGTGGCACTCCACGTTAGATTATCAAATGGCCCAACTTGCGCCCTGCCACAAATAGCTTCAATGACTATTGTTTGTGCATTGGTTCGCGCAATTGAATCGTCACTCATGCTCATCTGACGCCAGAACGGTCCGTTACCAGCATACAACAGTATCCGCGACGGAACTGCAGCTACTGCTGCGGTCCTCATCGTGTCGCCAATCGATTTTTTTCGCAGTCCCCAGGTCAAACCACTGTTTGCGTCATTTCCGCCAACAGGATCAACGTAATACGTTTTCGTTATGCCGCTGGTGTCGATTAAATCTTCCGGCGTGATATTGCAGTGCCATTGCTCGCCGAAACGATATGCGTAGATTTCGTTCAGATAACTGGGCAAATGGAAATCAGCAGGTGGTTCGTGGGTAGATGCGAGTATTGACCGGCCATTCCCGACCCCCAACCCCGTTACATTCCCGCTGGCGTCCCGTATAGCATAAACTGGACTAGGCACACTAGCCGGATCAATATTAATATCTCCGCTCCAAGAATAAGGATAAGGCATTTTGTATTCCTTTATTTAAGCTACAGGCATATGGTTAATTTGCAAGACAGCCAGCTGCTGAGCAGCCATCTTTTCGATTCTAGCTTCTTGCTCTTTATCTCCAATGGAAGAAAATACAAAGATAGCTGCTTCAAAGGCAACTAGCTCTTTATACTCCTCCGCAATCCAAGAGCTGTAACCCGTTTCAGTTGCCACAGGATTGCGATAATAAGAAACAATAACTGCTTCATCGTTAGTGTCAGTCAAGAAGTTATAAGTAGAGCCGGCTTGATAATAAGTGTTAAACCGCTTATAACCATAGCGATCCAATATTTGAGTTACATCCATCTCCTCAAAGAACACATCAGCTTGAGACTTCTTAAAGAATTCAATCTTTCTAGGAGAATAAGTAAGCGAGGATTTAGCCATAGAGAACATATTGTTTTCAGTTGTTACTGTAATCTGCTCAACTTCGCGATCCTCGTTCCACATTTCCAGGCTGTGTAACTTAATGGTAGCGGCGCGAATGCCGAGTTTACTCTCATTAACCAGGTCAGGCCGGTTAGTTATAGTATAAACGTCAGCAAGTATATCGTCAAATAAGGCCATGTTGCACCGCTACGGTTAAGTTAAGAAGCTTCTTTGGAAGATTTGGTGTTACCAGCTTTATCAGTAGCAACGCCGCCAGTTACCAACTGCTGAGACATGTTGTCAGTAGACACAATGCCTTTAGTAATACTACCGCTACCAGCATCTGCGTCCTGCAAAGCTACCTTGGCTGCCCGCAACTGCGCCAGTTGTGCTTCCAGCTGCTCAACTTCAGCCTGCTTATCTTCAGCAGTAACGCGGCGAATGCCTTCAAGTTTGCCTCTGGAAATAAGCAAGTCCATTTCAGCTGCAATATCATCATCTTCAATGACTGCTTCGTGGTTAACGAAGTTAATCATAGTGTTAGAGCAGCCGGGCTGGAAGGACATACGCACAAGAGAGGATTTAAATACATGTAGTGGCATGATGGCTAGATTCCTATTTTATAAAAAAGCGGGCAGGTTCTTATGTTACTGCCCGATAAAAGCCCTCGCCAAGAGAGCAGGGAGACAAGGTTAGCCTACAGCCGCGGCAGTGAAGCCAGTAACGATGGCGTTAGCAGACGGGTTCTTGAACTGCATGGTCAGCTCAGAAGTAAGCGAGCCGCCCATAGCATCCACACCAGACTGGTCAGTTGCAGAGCCTTGAGTTACAGAGCCGCCCAGACCGTAGCTTTCTGCCTTGGTATCACGACCGCCAAGGTAAGCAAAGTTAACAGTAGGCAGATGCAGCGCAATAGCAGTAGCAGCTTGCGGAGCGGTAGGACCATAAGCATTCAGCAGCGGATGCTCGATCAGATGGAAAGTACCGCGCGCGCACTTGAAGCTTTCAAACTTCAGGCCGAACATAGTTTCACCAGGGCTAACTGACCAGCCAGAGCCATCGGAGTTAAGACGGCCAATGTTATTAATAACACGGCGAGCCACGCCACCAACGAACAGGATACGCTCGTCGCTAGCAATACCGTCAACTGCAGTATCGAAGCACTTATCCAGCGCATTTTCCAACTGAGTATAGCTGGTAGTAGCACCGAGGGCTACGATGTTGCCGGAAGCATTACGGTTCAAGTTACCGTAAATACCTTCGGAAGCACGAATCGGTTTTCCATTAGGACCGGTAGTAGTCTTGCGCTGGCCGTAAATAGCCATGAACTCAATATCGCGGCCATGGAAAGTCATGCAATCCATCTTGCTTTCGGAGTCAACTTTCTGGCCAGCAATAACTTGCACGGCAGCAGCAGAACCGGAAACAGCCCAGGAATTACGGAAGATTTGCGTGTAGTTTTCCACAGCAACCGTATCCAGCGAGTAAGGCAGCGGACGGTTAGAAGCTTCTTCATACGCAGTACCTACCATGTAAAGAGTGGTAGTAGCCGGAATATCAGCAGCAACAACGTTACCGAAGGCGCGCTGAACAGTAACGTGAGTAGCGTCTGGAACAGCTGTTATAAGCATATTTTCAAAGCTACCAGACCCGACACGCAGCACCATGCCAGGGATAACGTTAGCAGAGGATACAACTACCAAATTAGTAGTAGCTGCCAAGTTAACAGCTCCGCCAGTAACTACAGTTGGAAACACCATGGACTTGGCAAAGTAACCATGCACTGTATTAATAGCAGTTTCGCGCTTCATCATAGACGAGAGCGCAAGCAGTTTAGCCGTACCATTAGGCTGGTAACGAGCTATGGCGGAAGCGAAAGATTGCTTCTGGATGTTGG